GTGTCTTCCTTATAATGCTAGCATATAATTTTTCGATCGAAAGAGGAAAACACAAATGGCACTAACTACACCTTCTGTGTCCCCAGCAATCGTTGTCAAAGAAATCGACCTTACTGGTGTTGCACCAAACGTCGAAACTTCTTTGTCCGGTCTGGTAGGACAATTCAAGTGGGGTCCAGTTGACGTTCCTACTCGTGTTGAGAACGAAGCACAACTCGCAAGCAAGTTCGGTACTCCGGACGCTGCTCGTGCTGTTGACTACTTCTCTGCTGCACAGTATCTGCGTTACTCTGGAAACCTTATCGTAAACCGTTCAATCTCTTCAGATGACACTGCTTTCAACGCTACTAACACTGGCGTCGGCGAACTGATTGAGAACGAAGGCGTCTGGGAGCGTTCTGCGCAAACCAAGATGTTCGTAGCAAAGTACCCAGGAGACATCGGTAACTCTCTGGCGGTATCTATCTTCTCAATTCAGTCTGGCGAATCTGCTGGTTCTGCATCTACTATCTCTAACTTTGATGCATGGTCCTACGGAGACAAGTTCGACGGTGTTCCTGGAACTTCTACTTGGGCATCAAATCAGGTTGGAACTGTAACTAACGACGAAGTACACGTCGCAGTTGTCGATTCCGACGGTCTGATCACTGGCACCAAGGGTACTGTTCTTGAAGTCTTCCCATACGTCTCTGTTGCACTTGGTGCAAAGACTGAAGACGGTGGCGACAACTACATCAAGTCTGTCATCAACAATGGTTCCAACTACCTTTGGTTCGGTGAGTTCGACTCTGTGAACATGGTTCACGGCGACAACTGGGGTACTGCTCCAAGCGGAACTTCTACTGAATACTCAACTAACGTATCTTGGTCTGACGACTCTGCTAAGTCCGCTCTTGGCGGTGGTGCAGATCACACTGCCCTTGACGTTGGTGATTTCCAAGGTGGTTTCGATAACTTCGAAGACGTTGACGAAGTTGACGTTCAGATCCTTATCGCTCCTGGAATGTCTTCCGCAGACGACCAAGTTACTATCGTAAACGACCTCGCTGGCATCGCTGGTGCGACTCGTAAGGATTGCGTTGTAGTAACTTCACCAAACCGTTCAGCGGTTGTTAACCAAATCAACCCAGTTACTGAAACTCTGGCGACTACTGATCGCTTCAGTGCTTCTAACTACCTGATTGTTGATAACAACTATCTGCGTGTTTACGACAAGTATAACGATAACTTCATCTACGTTCCTGCTGCGTCCAGTACTGCTGGTCTCATGGCGGCAACTGATGCGGCATTCGGTCCATGGTACTCCCCTGCTGGTGAGCGTCGTGGCGAATACTTCGGTGTAACTAACCTCGCTTACTCTCCAAGCAAAGCAGAGCGTGACACTCTGTACAAGAAGGGTGTAAACCCAATCGTACAGTTTGCTGGTCGCGGCATCCTGTTGTTCGGAGACAAGACTAAGCAATCACGCCCATCTGCATTCGACCGCATCAACGTGCGTCGTCTGTTCCTCGCGATCGAAAAATCTATTTCTATCGCTGCTCGTAACTTCATGTTCGAGTTCAACGATGAATTCACTCGTTCCGAGTTTGTTGCAATCATCGAACCACTGCTTCGTGAGATCCAAGCACGTCGTGGTATCGAAGATTTCTTCGTCCAGTGTGACGAGCGTAACAACACCCCAGAGGTTGTTGCACGTAACGAACTGGTTTCGACCATCTTCATCAAACCTGCATACTCCATCAACTTCATCTCTCTCAACTTCGTTGCTGTTCGTGGCGGAATTGACTTTGAAGAAGTTATTGGTACTGTGTAATCGAAGCATCTATAAGGAGAAACAACAATGGCAATTTTGCGCGTAGATGACTTCAAAGGAAAACTGACTGGTGGTGGTGCTCGTGCCAACATGTTCGAAGTCAATGTTAACTTCCCAGGATACACTGGTGGTAACAAAGAATTGACTAACTTCATGTGCCGTGCAGCACAACTTCCAGCGTCCACTATCGCTACTGTCGAAGTCCCATTCCGTGGGCGTATCGTCAAAGTAGCAGGTGACCGCTCCTTTGAACCATGGACTATCACAGTCTACAATGACACAAACTTCCTCATCCGTGATGCTTTCGAGAAGTGGATGGATGGCATGAATACTCATGCTGGCAACATTGGCGTTCAGTCAAACAATGCTGGTTTCGGTACTTATGCAACCAATATGGAAGTTATCCAACTCGACCAGACTGGTCGCGGTATCAAGACTTACTTCTTGAAGAACTGCTTCCCGTCTAACGTATCAGCAATCGACCTTGATTACTCTCAGGCGGGAGAAATCGAGCAGTTTACTGTTACTATCGAGTACGACTACTGGACAAACGACAACACCAACTAATCGTTGGAGAGGTCGTATAAGTAGTACAGAGGGGGAGGGCAACCTCCCCCTATTTTTCTACAAAGGATTCTAAAATGGCAGAAGGCATTAAATTATTCGGATTTGAAATCAAGCGTGCTAAGTCGGACCAAGATGCGGTCCAACCTTTGGCATCCGCTTCTGTTGTTGCCCCA